AGATATAACGAGGGTGGTGAGAAAGAAGAAAATCAATCATGGCATAAGTTTGATGAATATTCTAAATGGCGTGATGACTTCTATCTACCTGTTGCTCAAAAGAGTTTTGAGAGATCAAAGCATATGTTTGTAAACATCATGGATCCTAATATAAAAAACAAAAGATATTATAGTAGCGATGAACTTGTTGATAGTTTAAAAGATAATTTTGTAGGTCAGATAGGCATGAGGATTATGCAACGACCTAAATCAGATAAGTTATTTGAAAGTGACGAAGAAAAAGCAGAGTTTATGAACAGAATATATATTGAAAACGTTTGGTGTTTTTCAAAAGAAAAACTAGACTACTTTAGACATAGTAGGAGAGCAACACTATTTTAGACGCTTGACAATAGGTACAAATACTGATATAATACATACACATAAGGAGAATTAATATGAGTGATTTTTTAAAAGATATAATAAAAGAAACTGGTAATGAATATGCCACACTAGTAAGTGAGGGTGTAGAAGCAGGTGACGTTGATTCGTTTATTGATACAGGTTCCCTTGCCTTTAATGCTTTACTATCAGGATCAATCTATGGTGGTATGCCATCAAATAAGATTACAGCAATCGCAGGTGAAGCTGCAACAGGTAAAACTTTCTTTGCATTAGGAATAGTAAAAACATTTTTAGATAAAAACAAAGACGCAGGTGTGATTTACTTTGAATCAGAAAGTGCGTTAACAAAAGAATTAGTTGAAAGTCGTGGTATAGACAGTAGCAGAATGGTTATTGTACCAGTTGCCACAGTACAAGAATTTAGACATCAATCAATAAAAGTGATTGACAAATACCTAGAACAAGACGAGAAGAATAGAAAACCTTTGATGTTTGTTTTAGATAGTTTAGGAATGTTATCTACTACAAAAGAGATGGAAGATACTGCCGAAGGTAAAGAAACTAGAGATATGACTAGATCGCAGATTGTAAAAGCTGCATTTAGAGTATTGACTTTAAAACTTGGCAAAGCAAAAGTACCTATGATTATGACCAATCATACATATGATGTAATTGGTTCTATGTTTCCTCAAAAGGAGATGGGTGGTGGCTCTGGCCTTAAATACGCTGCAAGTAATATCGTATATCTATCTAAACGTAAAGAGAAAGATGGCAAAGAAATCATTGGTAATATTATTCATTGTAAGAATTACAAGTCAAGGTTAACAAAAGAGAATGCTTTGATTGATGTAAGATTAACATACAAAGATGGCCTTGATAAGTACTATGGGTTATTAGAACTCGCTATCAAACACAATATATTCAAATCAGTATCAACAAGAATAGAACTACCTGATGGATCAAAACAATATGCTAAAACTATCAATAATGAACCTGATAAATTCTTTACTAAAGATGTTCTCGCTCAAATTGACGAGGCAGCCAAAAAAGAATTCCTTTATGGCACAGAATAGATACGTCTTTGCTCAACGTGATGTTGATGATTATAGTTGTATAAAGATTGTAGAAGGACCTTATAAAGACATCATATACACATATGGTCATGTAAAGTTTGCCTCGGAAGAAAATGCCCAAGGTGAGTTACCTTTGAAGTTTGATTATGATGTTAAGAAAAATCCTAATGATGTTGATACATCAAGTATTGATTTTAGAAATTACATAGGCGATATATTAATAGAGGTCGTAGAAAAACAATTAGAGAATGGTCAAATTAAGTTTCAAAAGTGATTATATTTGTACATACAAAAATGTACTTAAAAAAAATCAATGTCAACACCTTATAGATAAGTTTGAAGATTCGCAACATCAACAATCTAAAACTAATTTAAAAGGTCATATGTCATTTACAGAAATTAATCTTAACATGTTTTCAGACTGGAAAGAATATACAGACTTGATATTTCCTGCATTAAGACAGGTTGTTGACAAATATGTAAAAGATGTTAATATAGATTCATTAAAACAATGGCCAGAGAAATTTGGTTTTGAACAGATAAGATTTAAGAAGTATGAACCTAACAATGAAGATGAATTCCAAACACATGTAGATGTGACTAACTATAATAGTGCTAGAAGATTTTTAGTTTTTTTTATGTATTTAAATAACAATGATGGCGGCGAAACAACATTTCCTGATTATGATATATCAGTTAAACCAGAGGCAGGTAAGGTGCTCGTATTCCCACCATTGTGGACATTTAGACACGCAGGACAGAAACCAATCAATCAACCAAAGTATATTATAGGGAGTTATCTACATTATGTTTGAGAAGACACTTTTATCCAACCTAGTCTTTAACGAAGACTTTACAAGAAAAACATTACCATTTATTAAACCTGACTTCTTTAGAAATAGAGATGAAGTTGCTCTATTCAATATCATAAGTAATTTTGTTGTCAAGTATAATAATCTCCCTACAAAAGAAGCAATTGAAATTGAATTGTCAAATGACAAGACTCTTACCGAAGAAGAATTTAAAAATACAAAATCATTATTAAATAGTTTACAACACGAAGAAGTTGAACAACAATGGTTGTTAGATACAACTGAAAAGTTTTGTAAAGATCGTGCTGTGTATAATGCAGTATTACAAGGTATCAAAATCATAGATGGTAAAGATAAGAAACATACACCAGAAGCGATACCTAGTATCTTATCAGAAGCGCTTGGCGTTTCGTTTGATAGACATATAGGACATGATTATCTAAATCAAACCGAAGACAGATTTGAATATTACCATAGAGTAGAAGAACGATTAAAGTTTGATCTTTCGTACTTCAATAGAATAACAAAGGGTGGCCTGCCACCTAAAACGCTCAACGTTGCTCTTGCAGGTACTGGTGTTGGTAAATCTTTGTTTATGTGCCATGTTGCAAGTAGTGTAATTGCTCAAGGTAAGAATGTATTGTACATAACTTTAGAGATGGCTGAAGAACGTATCGCAGAAAGAATTGACGCTAACTTATTAGATGTAACTATTGATGATCTTTATGAAATGCCAAAAGACATATACGATAACAAGACATCTAAAATGCAAAACAAAATTAATGGTCAACTAATTATCAAAGAATATCCTACAGCAGCTGCTCACGCAGGACATTTTAAATCTTTGATGGATGAACTTGCCCTAAAGAAATCATTTAAACCTGATATAGTGTTCATAGATTATCTAAATATTTGTTCATCTAGTAGATTTAAAGGTGGCAATATATCTTCATACTTTTATGTGAAAGCAATTGCTGAAGAATTAAGAGGTCTTGCAGTACAATATGATGTACCTATTGTATCTGCTACTCAAACAACCAGATCTGGTTATCTATCAAGTGACGTAGGACTTGAAGATACTTCAGAAAGTTTTGGTCTTCCTGCAACTGCTGACTTCATGTTTGCTCTTATTTCAAATGATGAACTTGAAGAACTTGGTCAAATTAAAGTTAAACAATTAAAGAACAGATACAATGATCCTGCTGTCAATCGTGCATTTATAATTGGTGTAGATAGAAGTAAGATGAGATTGTATGATGTAGAACAATCTGCTCAACAGATTGTAGATAGTAACCAAGAGAGTAAGGAGAAGATTGAAAAACCATCAGGACCACAATCTGCTGAGGTCTATGATAAGTTTTCAGACTTTAAAATTTAATGAAAGATAAAATAATAGAAGAATTAAAAAAAGTTTACGATCCTGAAATGCCATCTGTTGATGTATTTAATTTAGGCTTGATTTACGATATTGATATAAAAGAAGAAAAAGTTACAATCACCCACACACTAACCTCTATGCTTTGCCCTATGGCAGACCAGATACAAAAAGATATTAAAGAGGCAGTAGAACGTGTAGCAGGTGAGGGTAATGTAAAAATTATATTGACACATACTCCGCCATTTAGTAGAGAGATGTTAAGTGAAGAAGCTAAATTGATACTCAATATATGAGAACAGAAACGTTTTTTAATAGACGAGAAATACTTATTGACCTATCACATAGGTGTGCTTTAGAATGCCCGAGGTGTCAAAGACAACAATTTTACACAGGCAGATATGGCAATAAAGTTCCAGGTAAAGATTTACCTATGAGGACTTTAGAATTAGCAATTAAACACCTAGACCAAATACCAAAAGATATATACGATAGCAAAACAAAAAAACTTACAAGAAACACGTACATTGGTTTCGGTGGTCAATTGTCAGACCCCATTCACTATCCTAAATTAATTGAAACATTAAAGTTATGTAGAAAATATAACATCAAAACTAGAGTACAAACTGCCTCATCTTTTAAACCTATATCATGGTATATAAAAGCATTTGAAGCTGATCCTGATACAGAATGGCAATTTGGTTTAGATGGTTTACCAGAAGAAAGTCACAAGTATAGAGTAAACCAAGATGGTAAAAAAATATTTCAAGTTATGCTTGAAGGAAAAAAAATACTTACAAAAGCACCCATTTGGCAATACATTATATTTAAATACAACGAAAATCATCAAAGACAAGCAAAGAGAATGGCAAAAGAAAATGGTTTACGTTTTGTTCTTATGAAATCATCTAGGTGGTATAGTGATAATGTTTTAACAGATATGAAAAATAAAGATGGCACGTATGATGAATTAATGCCTAGTAGAAACAATAGATTGGACTCTACATTTTGAAAAAAAAATTTAAACCATTATGTATAACAGGAGATATTGAATTGGCTATAACTAATAGAAATCAATTGTTACCTTGTTGTTATGTTGACAATCCAGAATATTTACAAAACCCTACCCTTAAAAAACTAGTAGAGTCTAGTGAGATAAGTAAACACAATTCACTTGCAGATATAACCAATAATAAACATTGGGTAGATTTGTACAATAAACTAAAAGAGGCAAGTGAAAGTCAGGATACAAAAAACATACCTGAACCTTGTGCGTTCTCATGCTCACGTGAACAAAGGAAAGAAGAATGGCTAAAGTAAGAAAAAGAAAACCATCTATCTACTACAAGACAGAAATGGTTAAGAACAAAGGTGACATTATATGGCGTTGCGTTGAAATGCCTAGTAAACTCGTATTGCAAGAATCTTTCTTTGAGGAAGACGTTAAGAAGTTAACAAAATTTCAAAATAAGAATAAAACGTTTGGTGTCTTTGGTTTCCCACCTTTTTTTGATTGTAGAAGTGAGTCAGAAAAGATCGCAGATAAAGGGAAAACAAACTATAATTCGCCAGCAAGAAGCAGAGGCCGTAGATAAATATATGTATGGCAGACTTAACAACACTAGCAGAATCATCACAGGCACTATTTTGTTCAATTGCAGATTACATAGGTGTTCAAAAAACTAATCAATTATTTGACCCTAAAAAGTATCCTGATTATACAGACTTTAGAAGTCAAATCAAAGACGCTACTTTACAAGCAGCTCATAAGAACATAGAAACACCTGGTGTATTTTTAAATGATTTAGAATTATTTTTAAAGAAAGATACCAAATGGTACGTATCATCTTTACAGATTGCAAAAAAATTAATCAACGACATAACTAAAATAGATCCCGATTTTAAAATAGCTAAACAAGGCTTTCAGAATATTTTTTACTATAGAGGTGACCAAGAAATAATGGGAACTATAGAGAAGTTATTTAAGATAGCAAACAAGTCAGGTTATAAATCACAAACTAAATTTGGTAATTTAAACAAATGGAATCCTGCAGATATATATCTTGCAACAGATAAAGCTAAAAAAGCACTAAAAGAAGAACTAAAAGGTGCAAAAGAAAAAGTTTATGGTTTTCAAAATCTTAATATAATTACATCTGATCTAATAGATAGTGGTGATCTATTTCCTCTATCACTTAAAAAGACAACAAAAGAAGCCATACTACAGATGGTAAACTTTGATAGAAAAGAAGAAATAAAGTATATCAAAAAAGTTGCTATAAAAGGTGTAACAGATTGGCAACCATATAAGAACGTTAAGTATCCTACAAAAGGTAACACTAGAGATATGAGAGTACTATTAGAGTCTGGTGGTGATATAAAATTAAGACACGACCCTAGTGCAAAAAGATTTGTTGCCGAAGCTATATTCTCAAAGGCAGAGGCAAGAGGTGGTTCAATTGGTTCTATGAAAGTATTATCAGAAATTATACACTTTGTAAATCCAGATATTGCAAAAATAATACTTGACAAGTATAAAAAAGGTGAACAAAAATACTTTGCCGCATTAAAAAAAATAGAATATTTAAGAAAAGATAAACCAAGATTTGATTATGAGAGAGGCGCTATAAGTGCCATATATGTTATCAACGAAGTTATGCCTATACTTAAAAAGTTTTTTGCAGAAAACAAAAAAGACGAAGGCAATAAAGTATTAAGATTGATGTTTGAGTACATAACATCAAGGACTCCCCTATCAGGTAAATTTGTAATAGCAAAATAGTATAAATAGTCTAGTAAGAAGTGATTTATTATGGGATTATTTGATATTTTTTGCTTGACAAAAGCACAATTTTTTGTTATAATGGGTATAGTGGGAGAAAAATGTATAGTTTTAAACAATACTTAAATGAGGCAAAGAACACTCATTTAGAACATTTAGAAGACGAAATTATTAATAACGGATACCAAGGTGGTGTCAATGCTGTAGAGTTTCTTAAATCTATAAGAAACATGCTTGTTGGTTCATCTCGTAGAAAATTAAATGTATCTGTTAAATGGGATGGTGCACCTGCTGTATTCTGTGGTATTAATCCTGAAAACGGCAGATTTTTTGTAGGATCAAAATCTGTATTCAACGTAACTCCTAAAATCAATTACACACAATCAGACATTAGAAAAAATCACGCAGGTGGTTTAGTAGATAAACTATCTGTATGTTTAAAAGAATTACCAAAATTAGGTATACGAGGTGTTGTACAAGGCGACTTGTTATTTACACCTGGCGACATTAAGTCCGTATCTATAAGAGGTGAGGATGCTCTTGCATTTACACCTAATACTATAACATACGCTGTACCAGAGAATACTGACCTTGCACGTAGAATCAAAAGAGCTAAACTAGGTATCATTTTTCACACTTCTTACACAGGCAGAAAGATGACCGATCTCAAAGCAAGTTTTGGCGTCAATGTAAATCGTTTTGCAAAGACGCCAGCAGTATTTTTTGATGACGCAAGTTATAAAGACTCATCTGGTGTTGCTACATTTACAACAACAGAAAGCGCTCAGTATGATAGTATGTTAAGAATGGCAATGGGATCAATATCAAAAGGTAAAAAAGTTTTAGACTTATTAAAAAGACAAACTAATATGTTGTCAGTAGGTATGAGATTAAAAATATTTTTCAATACACAAATAAGAGCAGGACAATCTATACAGAATGTCAGAAAATTACAATCAGAATTTAGAACATATTACGCTAAAGTATTAGATGACGAAGCGTCAAAGAAAAAAACTGCTAATGCTAAAAAGAAATACGAACAAATAAGAAACGATGGTTTAAGATTTATTGATAGCAATGAAAATGATATTTACTTTGCAATTGCTAGTTACATAACTTTACAAAGAGTAAAGAACTTTTTAGTTAGTAAAATGAATCAAATTAAATCAATGGGAACGTTTCTACAAAAAGGTAATGGTTTTGTAGTAACTAATCCTGAAGGTTACGTTGCTGTAGATAGAATGGGCAACGCAGTAAAACTAGTAGATAGATTAGAGTTTAGTACTGCTAACTTTACACTTGCTAAGAACTGGATAAAAGGATGAAAAGTTTTAGAGATTTTATATTTGAGGCAATGGGTCGTAAAAGAATTATTATGTTAGGTGGACCTGGTTCAGGTAAATCAACATATACAGAATACCTTGTTAAAGAATATGATATTACTCACATTTACCCAGGTGGAATGTTAAGAAAAGAAGTAGAAAAAGGATCAGAAATAGGTAAGATTGCAAAAAGTATTATTGATAGAGGTGAGTTTGTTCCTAATGAAATAGTATTAGAGTTAATTAAGGACAAAGTAGAGCAATCACCAAAAGGTTATGTATTAGATGGTTGGCCTAGATATATGCAACAAGTTGAAGACATGGAGAAGAATGAAATAGGTTATGATTATGCAGTATTTTTAGATGTAAGTAGAGAAGAAGTATTACGTAGATTACTTGCAAGAGGCAGAGCAGACGATACGGAAGAGATTATAAACAACAGAATAGAACTATACAAAAAAGAAACAGGTCCTGTTGTAGAATACTTTAGAAAAAAAGATAACTTTATTAGTGTAAGTGCTGAGGGCGGTACACCTGAAGAAACAGCAAAAGAAATTATAAGAAGGATAGAAAATGGCGGTCAATAGTTTTATACAACATTTATCTGAAGGCGTTTATGACCCAGGTATATTCAAAGCGTTCTTTCTAGCAGGTGGTCCTGGTTCTGGTAAAACCTTTGTAACTCAATCAGCATTTGCAGGTACAGGTTTAAAAGTAGTAAATTCAGATACTACATTTGAAAGAAACTTAAAGAAAGCAAATCTATCTTTAAATATGCCAGATGAAGAAGAATACTTTAGAAACATAATTAGAAACCGTGCAAAACAAACTGCTATTTCACAATTAGATAAATATGTACAAGGCAGACTTGGTTTAGTAATTGATAGTACAGGTAGAGATTATGATGTAATTGCTAGAAACCATAACATGTTACAACAACTTGGTTATGATAGTTATATGGTATTTGTTAATACAAGTTTAGAAGTCGCATTGGCAAGAAACGCCAGACGTGAAAGAACTATCCCACAGTATATTACAAAGTCTAGTTGGGAAGGTGTACAAAACAATATTGGTAAGTTTCAAAGACTATTTGGTATGAGTAAGTTTATTATTGTAGATAATAATAAATCTGATTTAGAGTTAGTCACTCTTACAATGAACAGAATTGGCAAATTAGTACGAAGATATGTTACATCACCAGTACAAAATTATAAGGCCAAACAATGGATGAAAAAAGAATTAGAGGCTCGTAAAAGATGAAGTTTAAAGATTTTACAGATATAGAAAATTTAAGACACGCAAAGGTAGAAGAAAAACCTATTAAGAATTACACAGGCAACATAGACGAGTTGACTTGTTCTAAACCTAGCACTAATACATCTAAAGCAACAAAGGCTGAGATGACAGCAATGCAAGGTATGTTCAAACAAAGAAATGAAGCGATTGAACAATCAGTAAAAAACCACGACCCTAAATCAGAATATGCAATAGAAAAATATCTAAAAGAAAACAATTTAGATATAGATAAAACTAATACAGATAAGATTGCTGAAACAGGTGCGGCTATCGCTAGAAAATTTAAGAACAAGTTTGAGAGAGCAAGACCATATCACCTTGCAGACTCAATGAAATTAGATTTTAATAGCATGCCACTTGTTAGTGATAGTATGAAGACACCAGCATACCCTAGTGGTCACAGTTTACAAAGTAGATTGATTGGTGAATACTATGCAGAAAAGTATCCTGAACATAGAGAAGGCTTGATTGACGCTGCTGATGAATGTGGTATGGGAAGAGTATATGCAGGTTGGCATTATCCTTCAGATCACAAGGCAAGTGTTAAGATGGCACAAGAAATTTATCCTAAAATTAATTTAAACAGAAAGTCTTTTAGTGAGAGTATCATAGACATACCTAGAAAGACATATGCACCAGGCGTATTTACAAAAGCAGATACACCTAATCCAGAATTAAAACCATCAGTTAAGAAAATGGTGCTTGATGGTATAAAGACATTTGAAAAATTTGGTAAAGTAGTTAAGTATACCTTGATAGGTTCAATACTTACAAAACAATATAGGGCTGACGCCGACCTAGATGTTAATATCTTATTTGATATACCTGGTTCAAAAGCAGAACAAGAAAAGGTACATGATGAGATAAGAGAATATCAAGGACAGATAAATGGTAAAAATATACCAGGCACAGAGCATCCTATCAACTACTTCTCCATAATAGATCCTGTAACATTTAATAAGGCAAGGGACATGGCTGATGGTACTTTTGATATAGACACTAACAAGTGGATCAAAAAACCAGAACCTGG